GTATTAGCATAATGGTAGATGGCAATTCAAATATAGAAAAATTTTATAAAGCAATTCAAATAATTAAATCTGGTACAACCTGTGCAGTTCACGGAGATGTTACTAACGAAGAAGAATTTAACAAAGTTTTATGGGAAGTAGGAGATAGTTATACAACGACTAACCCTCATTCAGAATTAACATGGACAAAAGTTAAAGAAGAAATGGATAAACTATGATTAATCCTAAACATTTCTGTGATTGTGGCAAAGAAGTATATTGTAATTGTATGCCATGCGAAGTTTGTAACGATGTAAAAGAAGATTGTACGTGTAAAGATGACTAAAATATTTTTATTTTTAATGTTGATGTCAACACCAAATCAACCATCAATTAAATACCAAGCATTTATTTATTTTTCTGAAATAGAGTGTTTGTATGCAAAAGAAGAATATATAAATACATATAATAACAAATCAAATGAATACAAAAGTAAGTTTAAAACAAATGGTTATTGTGTACCATTTAATAGTTTTCCGATCAAAGGAATACAAAAATCAGGTGCATAAATGTCAAATTGGGAAAGTGATATAGCTGAAGTAAAAACTGAATTGAAATATTTGCGTGATGATATTTCTATTATGCAAAAACAAATAAGAGATTTGAATTCTATATCTAATAAAGGATTAGGCGGATTAAAAGTTGCATTATTTATTGGTGGTATTTTAGGAGCAATCTATACTTTCTTTCGTCTTATAGAATAAGTGTCATATCTTTCCAAAATCCAAAAGGGTTTGGGTAGTGAATTTGTTGCAGCAAGATGGTTAACAGAATTAGGCTATTTAATTTATTGGAAAACACAAGACTTAGATGCGATTGATCTTGTAGCAGTGCATCGAAAAACTGGTGAAGTTTTAAAAATAGATGTAAAGACTGCAAGTATTCGCAAGACTTGGAAGCCTGGTACGGTTATCTCCAGGTCATTATCTAAATATCAAAAACAATTAGGAGTTAAAATTTTATACGTTTTTAAAGATGGAAGCTGCAAGTTTAAACAAAACAAAAAATAGAATAAAACAAAATGAAGGCTGTGTTCTTAAAATTTATGATGATCCTTTACTTGGCTCTAAAGCACCGACTATTTTCTATGGTCATTTGGTTGTTTCAAGTGATCCTTGGCAACCAGGTATTTATTATTCTATGGAACAAGCTGAAGCTGTTTTTGAAGAAGACTTCGCAGTTGCGCAAGAATGTGCTGACAAGTTTATTGGCGATGTTATTGTTCCTGACAGTATTCGTTCAATCATTATTGAAATTTCTTATAACATTGGTGAGCCACGCTTATTCACTTTTGAGAAACTTCGGCAAGCTATTAAGAATAAAGATTTCGAGGAAGCAGCAGAAGAATTAAAAGACAGTAAATTATATCGACAATTAAAACATCGTTATGATCCGTTAATAGAAGAAATGAGGAACGCAGAATGATTTGGGGTTTACTTGGAACAGCAGTAACAGGTGCTGTAGAAATATTTAAAACAAGAAGTGAAACAAAACAAATAAAAGCAAAAGCAGAAAAAGAATATTACAATCGTATGCTTACTGGTGAAATAGAATATGCAGTAAAAGCACAAGACGATATGTCAAGTAGTTGGAAAGATGAATTTGTTTTAATAATTGTATCACTTCCACTTTTAGTATTAGGTTATGCAGTATTCTTTGGTGATGATACTGCAAAAGAAAAACTTGATTTATTTTTTCAATACTTCAATGATCTGCCATCATTTTATCAATGGTTATTAGTTGGAATTTTTGGTGCAGTATACGGATTAAAACCTAGTATTGATTTGTTGAGAAAAAAATAATGGTAGCAAAAAGATTTCAAAATCCAAAAGGTGGATTGAATGCTGCTGGTAGAAAAAAGTTTGGTGTTAAAGCACCAGTTCGTAAAGCAAAACAAGGATCGAAAGACTTTAAAAGAAGGGTAAGTTTTGCAGCTCGTTTCTCTGGAGTTAAGGGTAGTCTTAAAGACAAGAAAGGTAGACCAACGAGGTTAGCTTTAGCATTAAAAAAATGGGGATTTCGTAACAAAGAAAGTGCGAGAAAATTTGCACAAAAACATAAAAAGAAAACTTAAAGAACAACAGTACTTTGAGTTAATGAATATTCATCCTCCTGAAAATACGAGATCCCCAGCTGAAAAATTTTTGGAGTACAAACAAAAGAACAAACAATGCAAAGACTGTACAAAAGATTTAATACTTGGTGTCAATACATCCTGGATGTGCTGGGATTGCGAAGCCAACCCATACAAAGGAAAAAAATAATGAAACATGGAATGAAAAAGAAAACAAAGAAAGCTAAAAAACAAGCAGCTACTGCTATGTCTATGAAAAAAGCTGGTAAAAAACCAAAGGCTAAATACGGAAAATAATGGCTAAAAAAAAATCAACAGTTAACAAAGCTGGTAATTATACAAAACCAGGTATGAGGAAGAAGCTCTTTCAGCGGATCAAAGCTAGTGCTAGTTACGGAACAGCAGCTGGCAAATGGTCTGCTAGAGTTTAACCCCCATTCTTTATGGGTGGGGGGAAGTTAGAAAAGCACAAGCACTCGCCAGGTTATATAAAAAACGAGGTGGAGGATATAAGTAATGTCAACAAAATCAATTAAAGCACCACCAGGGTTTCACTTTATGAAAACAAAGTCTGGAGTAAAGTTAATGAAACACACTGGTAAGTTTCAAGCTCATGCTGGTGCATCTAAAACTTTTAAATTAAAAGTTGTAAAATCTCATGGCACTAAAAAAAAGTCAACGAAGTCTTAAAGCCTGGGGTAAACAAAAATGGAGAACTAAGTCAGGAAAGAAATCATCTGTAACTGGTGAAAGGTATCTTCCCTCCGCTGCTATTAAAGCTCTATCGCCAGCTGAATATGCTGCATCGACAAGAGCAAAAAGAAAAGCTAAAAGAAAAGGTAAACAAGTTTCCAAGCAACCCAAACGAATTGCTAAGAAGACTGCTAAGTATAGACGTTTTAGTTAAAATCATATAGTAACCTCCCCTGAGAAAAGGAGAGGTGGCTGAGTGGTTGAAAGCACTAGTCTTGAAAACTAGCAATCGTGCAAGCGGTTCGTGGGTTCAAATCCCACCCTCTCCGCCATTTTGAACAAAAAAAAACCTCCATATTTAAACGTACAGAGGTTTGTAGAGGGGTAGCAGTATGATTGTACCCCCCTAAAATATTAAAATAATACAGCTTCTAATTTCTTAATATCCTTCAAAGCATTAGGATCACTGAATGTACCATAACCATTTTGTGTTGTAGTATCATTGTGACCAACACGAATAGCAATCGTCTTTGGATCTACTCCCATCTTCTGCCATTGAGATATAATAAATCTTCTAAACATTTTAGTATCAACAATATCATCAGGTATTCTTACTTTCTTACATTTTTCATGTAACAATTCCAAACACCTAGTATAAGACACAGTAAATAGTTGACTATTTTTATCTACGTTTTTAACAACGTATTTTGCAAATGGTTTCATTAACTTACTTGATATAGGTACAATCCTTTCACCTTCGTTTGCATCTTCTACTCTTAGGTGTGCAGCTTTAGTTACACTTACAGATCTATCTCTATAATCTCTGCTTTTATTTATTTTTACAGTAAAGTTACTCCAATCAAAATCTTCTACACATAAAGCAGCAGCTTCTCCCCAGCGAATACCAGTTGAATACTGGATCATCATTAAGAAAGCACTCTCACATAACTTTGGTTCGTTACCTGAGTTATGACCATAGTGACCATGTGAATTAGATTGATGACCAAAATAAAAAGATTGTTCTAATTCATCGTATAATCTTTTTGCTTGTTTATCAGTCATAGATTTTACATGCTTTGGAGTATAATCAATCGTATACTTTTTAAAAGAGTGATGAGGTGAAACAATCCAATCCAGTTGTTCTGCTTTTTCTAATAAATTATTTAACATTGCACGAACATGTTTAGACTGACGTTTAGAAAAATTATATTTAGTTCTCATGTCATTCAAAAATGTATCGTACCAATCTTTATTAATAATTTTCAAAGCAGTATCTTTTCCATAAGGTAAGACACTAAACAAAGATTTAATATCATCTTCATATCTAATTTTAGTTGATTGTTTGATACCATCTTTTGCAAGTGGATTTTCTTCTTTGTTTAAAACTTTTAGATCCCAATCTTTTTGCAATCTAATATGCACATCACCTAAACTGTGAGTGCCAATATTTTTTAATGCAGCATCTGCTTCTTGGTTAAATGATCTAGCAGCTTCTTTGCATTCAGTTCTAGTCTTTCTAAATAATGTTGCATACTTAACCTTACCGTTAGGGTACACACCATTAGGCACAGTAACTTTAAACATCTTTTTACCGTGGTTCGTGCAAGCTCGAATATTCATAATTTATTCTCCTTTTATACTCTTTTATATAAGCATTCTGCCGATATTTTGCAAGGTCTTGCTATGGTTTTGCTAAGGATTTAGATAGGAAATCAATGGAATATTAATAGAATAACAATGGTAAAAGTACTGGTTTTCTGGGAAAAACACTAGGTAATACCTTATACCTTTACGGTCTTGAAAACCGTAACAGCATTAAGTTTTTTGTGGATTATTTTTCTTGCTATGGTCGTGCTATGGATTTCAAACCTTCACACACAGGACAACTTCTTTGTAGCTTTTGTAAGTATTTTATAAATGTATATGGCTGAATAGTCTTTAATTGACCGAGAGTTGGAGAAAGTTTTTGTACCCTTAACTTTGTAACAGGATCATTGTAAAAGATTAACCAGGCTGGAATACGAGATCTTTTTGCGAGCTTAATTGTAACAGAACAGGTCTTATGTGTTTGACCTTTATCAAATGCATGTTCAATTAAACACAGAGGTTCGTAACAGATTTTGCAACAAGGAACGAGATCAATGTCCACAGCTGCGATCCCAGAATATTCACGATGCCATTCATTAAATGCTGATCCCCTACTATGGTAGATCTTTCTAGCCATTACTAACTACAATTTGAACAAGTGGTTCAACACCAAGTACAGTAACTTCTTCTTCAGTAACTGCATTATTCCAAAAATTTTCGTAAGCTCGTTGTATGTCTTCTCTAGTTGTACATCCCCTGAACAATTTATTTTCTATATTACAAACAATCTCTGTTCTAATTTTAGCACCCTTCTCGCTGCTTTGTGCAGTGACCATCCACTTCATGCGTCTTCAGTCAGCGTGTGGGTAATAAGTTTTTTTTGCAACTTAGTGTACCCACTTTTACCAGAAGTTAATTCTTCTTGTCGCTGTCTGCATTCCCTGGAATTTTTTTCTTCTCTAAAGGAGTTAATGTGATCCAGAGATACTTCATCGTCTGGGAGGATGATGAAATTTACTTTAGGCTGCATATCTCGCACCTTTATCTGTTAATTCAATTGATCTTTGAGCTTCAGGTAAATGAGTTATAAAACCTCTTTTCTTTAGCTGCATACAATGTTTGTGTACAGCTGATAGAGTTTTGTATCCCATTTCTTTTTGTAGTTCTGCAAAAGATGGAGAGAAGCCTTTTTCATTCCAATAATTTTGGATGACTTTTAAAACTTTAGCTTGTGCTTCTGTCATGTAAATCTCCATTCTTATCTGCATGTAATGCACCAGCCATTGTAATGTACGCAGCTGCATCCACATAGTTATCTCTTACGTACACACCAGGTACAGATGCACGACATAACTTAACAGCTGCCATGC